AAGATTTTTTGTTTCGATCTTTTATTCGGCGGCCTCTGTTGGGATGGTCCCAACAACAAGCTGTTAGACCTGGAGCAGTTGAAAGATTCAGGGTTCCCAATGGAATGGGTACCTGAATCTTTCCTCCAGGCTAACGCCGAGGTGGTTGGCTTTGACTATGAGACGTGTCAAGCCAACGCAATTGCTGCGTTGCATTTTGCGCGCGCACTTGCCGATAGTCTGATGGATGCGAATGAGGTGTTTAGACACCAACCATTCTCAGACTACATAGAAGTGATCAATGTATTAACCAGAGCACCGAGTCAGGCTACATGCGTAAAGTGGATCAAGCACATGACGTGCTGGCCACTCGCAATTTTTGCGAGAAACGATGAACCTGACATCCCAGAGGGATTGGTACAAGCTCTAGGTTACGAAGAAAACCTTCCATCGGATATCCCGGAACCTCCGGGACTACCCAGTCGGCGGAAAAAAATATGTTATATTCCCCTACGAGGTGGTAGCAGGCGTATGTTGAAGAGACTTCTCATCAACAAACCCACCAACAGAATCCCTCTCAAGGTATGTTGGGCTATATTACAGGGTGCAAAACGTGGTTGTGCAGAGGTAACGACAGACTTTGTTGAAGCCGCGCTAGACAAACACAAAATTGCACTTACGACGGAGAAGGAGCCGCTTGACCCCGGTATCAAAGAGGATTACAGGAAAAAGTTCCGAAATATATTTCGAGCGAAGCAATATACAAGATATTGCAACGGAACAAAATACACCTGCTTCAACGTTCGAAATTTCGAACGTGAAGAAGGGAACCCTGGACCCAATGCCTGCTATGAAAAACCGAGGGCTAAGTATGGACGCGCTGGATATGTCCGAGAGCGCTGGAAAGAACATCTAGAAGGTGTACTATGTCTGGAGGAGGGAGACCTGGTTGGGAGTCATTTTGATCCCACGACGGGCGAGATACATGAGGAAAAATACAGTAAAAATATGCTGCCTCGGATCCCCCACAGCTTTTTGGTACGCGAAGCCCTAAGCACACTCAAAAAACAGGATGGCATTTGCCATGCAACCGTAGTTGAGTGTCTTGAGCCACTAAAGTGTAGGCTTATAACCAAAGGGAACGCCATGCCATATGCTGCCGCAATGCCTTTTCAAAAAGACATGCGAGGACATTTGTACGACACCCACTTTGCTTTTAAGCTTATTGGGGAGCCTCTCACAGAGCAGCTACTACATGAGTTGCTTGCAAAGGAGAGGCGGGCTGGC